GCTACATCGTTTCTGCGGCATAAATGAAGGAGGGAAAACATCGGAAGCCCTCGAAGTAGCGAAGCACTTCCTTGAAATGCCCAACTCTAGAGCGGTATATTTTAAATGCGAAGGGAGACTAACCCCCGAGATGAGAGAAAGATGCGGTGTAGATTTTGTGCACACGGCAGATCCGGAAAGTTGGAAAGACGGAACGTGTTTTATATACGAGAGCAATATTTACGAATCCGTTTTCGATATGATGAAAATGTTGATTCAATTCAACGAAGAAGGCAAAAGATATATATTCATATTAGATTCTGTTGACGGACTACAAACAAAGGGCGACAGCGAGAAAGCTCTTCACGACGCAACTAAAGTCGCTGGAGGAGCAACCATTAGCTCCGTATTTATGAAGAAGGTCGCAACGGCCCTGACAAAGAGAGGACACATGGCTATATTTATAAGCCAAGTAAGAGCCGACATACAACTTGATCCTTACAGCAAGGCTCCAATAAGGCAAACCTCAGCTACAGGAGGAAACGCCCTACTCCATTTCGCGAACTGGATACTTGAATTTGAAGCAAGATACAAAAAGGATTATATTTTAGAAGACGATAAAAAGGCACCAGATAGAGTCACAAATAAGATCCTAGGCCAGTGGTCTAAACTTACGGTAAAGAAATCTCCTAATGAAAAAACGAACGTAGTAATAACCTACCCAATCAAAAGAGGAAGGATAGGAGGGACAAGTATTTGGAAGGAACTTGAGATTGTAGACATATTAATTCAATACGAGTTTGTTTCTAAAGCCGGAGCTTGGATCAAAGTTTCTCCCGATGTCATAGAGGAGCTAGCAAGCAAAAAGATAGAGATACCAGAAAAGTTTCAAGGTAAAAATGGTTTGTTTAAATACTTAGAGGATAACCAAGAAGCCACAAATTATTTTTATGACAAATTTAAAGAGGTTTTAGCTTAAAAAACCCAAAAATCGAAAAATAATCCGCGAAAGACTCTTCTTAGCAGTGGACTATATATAAATGAATGAGGCTTTTTAACACATATGGCAGACTTGAGAAGAGGAATGTTAATAAATACCTAATTAAGTGGGACGAACCAAGCAGGTCCAAAATTCAATTCAAAGTAAAGCAGTTCCTTAAGAGATATTGGCGTAGCTGTGTCGTTTATGAGGAATTTCCTGTTTATGGAAGCAGGATGAAAGTAGACATCTTAAACGCTACAAGAAAGATAGCTATAGAGGTAAACGGAGCCCAACACAGCAATTATAATAAGTTTTTTCACGCAAACTCGCGCATTAATTACTTAAATTCAATAAAAAGAGATTTTAAAAAATTAGAATGGTTGGAACAAAATAAGTACAACTTAGTAGAAGTAAACTATGATGAAGTAGATTCTCTTTCTAAAGATTTTTTTAAAAAGAAATTTAAAATTGATTTATAGTGTAATAAATAACATGAAAGAAGAAGGTTTTACAATACCGAAAATCCTACTTCAGCAACTAAACGAAAGCTCCTACGGAGGCTTTCTGCTTTTTTCTTTTGACGATGAAGGAGCCCCTCGCTCTTATGCTCAATTTGATAACGAAATGAACATGTTTGCGTTACAAAAATCGGCAGAATATTGGCTGGAGGGAGTACATAGCCTTAATTCAGAAAACATAAGGTGTCAATTTCGAGACAGTACGACTGAAGAAGGAGAGCCAAAAGACGAATGGCACGACCTAGATGACGAAGACGAGAATTTTTCTTCTTGATTATTTTCCTAGTTCAGTTTATAATCTGGATTGAATGTCTAACATTTGTTCCCTTAAGATAGAAAGGCACGTCCTAGGCGGTTTAATTAAACACCCCTCTGTTTTTTTTGACATAGATAGGTTCATAGATGCTTCGGATTTCGTTTCCAAAGAGCACTATGTAATCTACTCTACTATAAAAGACATCTTGTCTTCGGGTAAGAAATTAGATAAAACTCTACTTTCTCATCAAATAAAAAACCTAGGAGTCTCCTTTAAAAGCGAAGTAGACATCTTTAACTATATAGAAGACATATCCTTCACCCAGATAAACAAGCCTGCAGTTATAGACGCTTGCAAAGAGCTATGTAAAATAAGAATAAGAAGAGATATAGAAGAAACAGGAGGCAAACTACAAACCTTTGCTAAAAATAACGGAAACAAAAACTCTGAAGAAATTATATGCGAAGCCGATCAAATATATAACGAAAAAATAAAAAACTATTCAAGAGATAATGAACCAGAAGATCTCTTTGAAGGAATAGAAGACTTAATAGAAGAGAGAGGAAACGACCCTAAGGAAGAAATGGGACTTAAAACTTCGTTTGCAGAGTTTGACAGAATGTTTGGAGGAATAAGAAAAGGAAATATTTATGCTTGGGTGAGCAGGCCTAAACACGGGAAGTCTACAATATTATCTCACCTCGCCGCAAATATGTCTATCGAAAATAATTGTCCAGCCTTGATCCTAGATACGGAAATGGCTACGGTAGATATACAATTCAGACTAGCTTCGTCCATCACAGGAATACCGGTCTGGTTTTTAGAGACAGGTCAATGGAGAAAAAACAAAGAGATGGTTGAAAAGTTTCGAAAAAACAAAGAAAGATTTACTCATGCCAAAGAAAGAGTCGATCACATGACTGTAGCAGGAAAACCCACTGAAGAAATCCTTTCTATTATTAGGCGTTGGTATTATTCAAAAGTAGGAAGGGGGAATAATTGCGTAATTGTGTATGATTACATCAAACTTACAGGAGAGAGCGTAACTAAAAATAATTTTAGCAAGAAAGAATACGAGTTAATAGGAGAGAAAGTAAATTCTCTAAAAGAATTAAGTCTAGAATTAGACGTACCTATCCTTACTGCTTGCCAACTCAACAGATCAGCTGAGGGAGGAGTAGACGACAGTAGCGCAATAGCTCAGTCAGATAGGCTGCAATGGTTTGCTTCATTCGTAGCAATCTTTAGAAGGAAAACTCCTGACGAAATAGCCGAAGAAGGAGAAGAGTACGGCTCGCACAAACTAATACCACTAGCCACACGTTTTCAAGGAAGAGACGCTCAAGGGCATCAAGATTTAGTTAGGGTAGAAGAAGCAAATAGAGTAACCTTCAAACCTAATTTTATAAACTATAATATAGATAATTTTAATGTTTCTGAGCACGGCACCTTAGAGACCATACAAGCTAATAACGGAGTAGATGCCTCTATGACAGACGCAGAACCAGCAACAGAGCTACTGTAGATGAATATTAATTTAGATTCAGACAATATAAGAGAGATCCTTACCGAGATTGGTTATTCGCTTAGCGACCAAGGTAAATATTTTAGGACCAAGCCTATATACAGAGACTCTAGTAGTAGCACAGTACTTAGCATAAGAAAGTCTGACGGGAAATGGAAAGACTTTAGAGAGGATATAGGAGGGTCTTTCGAAGACCTGATTAGATTAAGCTTAAGCCTTAAATCTAAAGTAGATACAACCAAATGGCTCATAAATAAAGGAATAGACATATCGAGCGAGGCTAAAAAGATAGAGCCTAAGATATCCCAAGCTAAGATATTCGAAAGCGATCACTTAAGTAAATTGATACCAGATCATAGCTATTGGAACGATAGAGGAATAAGCAAAGATACCCTTTCTATCTTTAAAGGCGGAGTGATAGACAGCGGCAAAATGGCAGAGCGTTACGTTTTCCCTATCTTCAATAAAAAAGAGCAAATAGTCGGCTTCTCAGGGAGAGACCTAAAACAAGACAAAAAAACAAATTCTAAATTCGTTAGACCTAAATGGAAGCACATAGGAGATAAGTCTAAATGGAATTATCCTCTCCTCAATAACGTAAAAATAATAAGAGAGCAAAAATCTATCATTGTAGTTGAGAGCATTGGGGATATGTTATCCTTGTGGGAAAACGGAGTAAGGAACACAATAGTCTCCTTTGGCGTAATTCTTTCTCCAGATATGCTTAGCACCTTAACGAGAATGGATCCTGACAAAATCTTTATATCCTTTAATGACGACTCGTCAAATAGTAACGCGGGAAACGAAGCAGCTCTTACAGCTAAGAAAAAATTATTGCAATTCTTCGACGAAGATCAGATAACAATAAAACTGCC